CGGAAAACAAAAGCTCATAGATGCTTACGGCACAATGTTGCATAATACCTCAAACTTCATGCAAGGTATTTTCCACTACACTAGCAGCTTAATACATGCTGCCTATATGCTAACAATTGTAGATCTGGGAAACAAGCTTGCTAGGGCCTCCGACTTAGAATGTGTGATGACTTGGATGGTTTCCTCAGATGATAGTTGGATGGCAACCACTGCCCTGCACTTAGACGATGAACGGCAATCAGCGGCCAGATTCTTGACTCATTTAATAAGCTGCATAAAAACAGAAAATTACCCACTAATGTGCGCTCAAAATAGTTCAGAAAAGTCTACTTCTCCCACCATTGCGCCAATCATGGAGTTCAACTCAGTGTGGACTATCAACACCAGTGTTGTTTCCATGAATATCAAATTTGTGGAAGCTTGCATGAGAGTCGCAACAGTTAGTAGAATAGATGACAGATTCAACACCTTTTCAACGTTGAGGTCTCAATTGCTGCAAAACTCTGGTAGCATAGAACTATGTTCTTATGTCCAAGTTGCGCAAGCAATGTCACACTACATGAGTCTAGGCGGTTACATTGACCCATTATTCGAAAGATTCAGTGTGAACCTGATTCAGAAGCCTCATCCTTCCACTGGGTTTTTTATAATGGAACCTGAGTTGACAACCGGAATGTTGGGCCTTGGATTCGGCATGTATGTGGCTTGTAAGAACTCCCCACAGGTCTTGAAGCTTCATACAAAGTTACTAATGACAAAAGACTCAGAGATGGATGAATTTGGTCAAATACGAGCAAAAGTTTATCTGCCCTTTGGACAGAACGAGAGATATAGAAAATTTCTGAGGTCAATCTCTTACGACAAAGATTTCATAAACTCAGTATTCAAAGACAATCCATTTGCTTTTGTGGACATGCCTAAAACGAGACGTGAACTAGAAGCCAGAATCATGGAGAAATGTAGTGATCCGTCGATTGCAGACGCGTTTGACTTCCAAACGGATTCTAAGCTGCATGCCTCAGCTGTCTACATACTGAGCGCGCCATGTTTAGTTGTGAAGACTAAGGATGCCAGCGAAAGGCTTCAAAACAAGGTGTCTCTCATAGAGTACAATCACTCATTAGAAACATACGACGAACAAATAACTTATGAAATGATAAGCGTGATGTTTCCTATGGTAGACTTTTACGAAGAATTCAGGTGCGCTATAGAAAGCTTAAAAACTCAGATGTCTGGCTCCAAAATATTGGTCCCTTCTGGTAAGACAAGGACCAAAATGATGACGATATCTATTCCAAAAGCCACTACGCTTATGCCAATATCCTTAATGACTGCTCTAAGAAGAATTTGGTTTGGTCAAGAATCCGCTTCATCTCAGCTCTGCGAGAGAGTCTTTTCACACTATAAGTCGGTGTTCCCATGGCTTGAGCGCTCGTTAGAACTCACGCTCAAAAGCCCAATTTGTCCTTTTGACCCAGAAGATGGAGTGAGAGTGATAAAGTTTGTCAAATCCTTGGAGCTCAGAAGCAGAACTGTCAGCGTTATAACCAGTGCCAAGGTGACAATTGGCAAGACTGATTCTCTACTAGAGATCGTAAAGAGCAGTCAGCTGCCGGAAACAGAGCTAAAGTTGAACGTGAAAGAGACAGTCTTAAGCTCCACAGGGAAAAGAGTCACGTCAAACTTGCTAAAGTTCTATCAGTATAATTTGACATGTG